AAGACCTCGGCGAGCGACTGGGTATCAGCCTCCGCAATCAAGGCGGTACGCTGGACGTGCTCAACGCAGGCGACGGCGCTGCCGTGGGCGAGGCTTACAACATCTATGCCAAGAGCGACAAGGCGCTTAAAAAGGCTAAGAGCGACATGGGCTACACTTACAAGCAGCTACATGATATGATTGCCAAAGCCGAAGCAGAGGGGCGTTACCAAGATGCCCGCGACCTGCGAGCCGATATGCGAACCATCCGCGCTAATCAAGAGGCCATCCGCCGCGATGCGCTGGCAGAGATTAACGCATTAGGAATTAAATAATGGGTAATTTAAAAACGTTAGCTGCGCTGCTTGCAGTATGTAGTGTGGTAAGTGTAGGCGTAACGTGGTCGTTCACGTCGTCCTACTACAACGCCAAACTGGAAGCACAGCAGCAAGCACACGAGGCAGCGAAACAACAGGCAGCGACCGCCGCTGCCCAACAACAACGTAGTAAGGAAGCAGCCGTAGCCGCAGCGGTAGCGGCCGCCGACCAGCAACACTATAAGGAGTTACAAGATGCTAAGACTGAAATACAGCGCCTACGCGCTGGTGTCGCTAGTGGTACTGTCCGCCTGCGCCAGCCGACCACGGCCACACGTTGCGCTGGTACAGACCAGCTTGCCAGCAGTTCCCGCGTGGGTAACGACGGGCGAGCCGAGCACACAGCAAGTGAACCGCCAGTTGAACAAGATATTCTCCAACTCGGAGAATACGCACTAACTGCGGTCAAGCAACGCGATGCGTGCGTTGCCATCTTGCAACAAGAGCGGGAGGTGTTGAATGAAAAAAGATAGTTGGTATAAACGCCTGTTGTGTGGTTACAACCCACTAGGAGATTTCGCCGACCTTGCGTGTCGTGGTACTGAAATTGAGTACGAGCTGGACGAGCAGGAATGCCAACACAAGACCATCGCTGTCCGCTGCTGGTGTTGCACGTTTTGGCGTGGCGTGGTGGTAGGTTCTTTATTAACGTCGTTATTCGCGGGGGTGTGGTATGCCGTCATTTAAACATCGCCCTGTTCGCAGGGCATCGGATTGGATGTTCATAACCAAGACGCGGGGGGTGGAGCTCATCAATGCCGTGCTGTTACTGGCAGCGTGTGCCACGTTTTACGAAACGAAAGCTATGGTCGTACCACTCCCTAAAATGTATAATGCCAAACATTTGGATATAAGCGCGTTGTGTGTAATACTATTACTGCTTGCCGCGCTGCAATGGGCGGGATTATTCTTGGGCGACCGTGATAAGTGGCGACGGGTCTCAGCCTTAGCCCTAACAGTATCGGCGGCTATGTATATATGGTTGGCTACACTTATTTATTACAGCAGCGCGTGGCTCACAGCTATCGGCGTGCATCGGCAGGCGTTGATGACCTACATAGCGATGAGCGTGTTCTGCTGGCTGGCAGCCGATTATATCCGTGAGGGCTTAGATGAATAATAACATGGGGGCTGTATGCAAGATTTCCTTTCCCCACCTTACCTCGCGTTTGTCGGGGGCATCGTGGGCGGCTTGCGTACTGCGGCGAAATCCAACGATGGTATATTCATGCGGTGCACCGACATCCTTGTGGGTGCGGTAGCCGCAGTAGGGGCTAGTGTCTACGTTCCGAACAATGCACCACTTAGCGCATTGCTGGTTGGCTTACTGATGGGACGTAGCGCAGGTTATGCCACCGACATCGTTTACAACCTAGTGCCGCAAATTGTTCCGATGTTTATTAAATTTATACAATCACTACCGAGCAAGGGGAATGATAAAAATGAGTAATTATGTTTTAGGCAACGCGTCAAAAGCGAAGCTGGTGGGTGTGCACCCTAAACTGGTGCAGGTGGTAGAACGCGCGATTGAATTAACGCAGCAAGACTTCTCCGTACACGAGGGGTTACGGACTGCGGACAGACAGCGCCGACTGGTCGCCTCAGGCGCAAGCCGTACCATGAACAGCAAACACATCAAACAGGCTGACGGCTATGGACACGCGGTAGACCTGTTACCGTGGGGCGACTTCGACGGTAACGGCACGAAAGAAATCTCGTGGTCGTGGGAACACTTCTATCCCATCGCTGATGCCATGCGTCAAGCGGCTACCGAACTGGGTATCAATGTGCGCTGGGGCGGCTGCTGGGAAACGTTGAATGGTACGACCAAACCAACGCGCGACCTTGTATCGGATTACGTCGGGGCGCGTAAGGCAGCAGGAAAATCCGCATTTATTGATGGGCCACACTTTGAACTAGCATAGGGGATGGTATGTTCAAACAACTTTTATTAAGCGCAGGGACTGACACCGCGAGCCTCAGCAAGTTTAGCATGCTGATTGGTATCACGGTGTGCAGTCTTATTGTGTTATGGCAGACGGTGCATGGCACGCTGTCCTCGGACTTGTTCGCATGGTATATCTCCGTAACGGTCGGGGCGAACACAGCGAACAAGGCAATTAGCGTTGTGGGCAGCCGTCCTGCAACGAAACCTGATGAGCAAGGAGAACCGCAATGAGTTGTGGGACAGACCGCGAGTTAATGCGGTTAATGATTAAAGACATCATAGACCAGCTTATCGCCGATGGTACGATACAGGGCGGCCTGCTGACGTGTGATGGGGCGGCGCTGCCGACCAAGCAGAAAATGAAAGACTGTGCCTCCGCCGATGCTGCGGACGCTGCGCTTGATACCAAGATTGACAAGGTTAAGACTGACACCGACGCGGCATTGAAAGTGGTGGTTGCAGAGCTTGAAGCGAAGCTGGCCGCTAAAAAGGACACGTTCCCTACTGAGGCTACGCTGACCTCTGACCTTGTGCTACAACTGCTGCTGAATAACGGCGAGACCGTGAGTGTGTCGCTGGCAGCGTTGAAACCAACGCCTTATGTGAACGCGATGGAGGTGGTAAACAAAAACACCCTGCGCGTTACCCGCTCGGATAACGAGAAGTTTGAGACCACGCTACCTATGCCTACGGCGCTGGCGGTGGACAAGAACAAGCTGGTACTGACGCTCAACACAGGCGACAAGGTGGAAGCCGACCTGTGCGGCTGGCGCGGAGCGCAGCCATGCACCTATCATGCTACGCTGAATATCACGTTGGAGAGAGGCGAGGCAGGTTGTGCTGACCGCTTTGCACGAGTGGTTTATGGTTTCCACCCCGAGGACATCCGCGACCCAGCCGCCGACGTGCAGTTGGTAGATTGTAAAGACCGAGTGATTGGTTACATTTACTCGACCAAAGGGGGCAACCACACCGTAGAATACGCCGTAGAGCAGAAAGACGGTACAATGCAAGTTATTGGTTATGCGCTCGCTTCGCCTGTTGTCCACGTTTGGTCTGACGAATGCTGCGCTGATTTATTTGGGAGAACACCATGAATAAATTTAAAGTTACCATGTGTGGTAACGAGGACATTTACGTTGAGAAAGCCGAGCTAGATGGTAGCAAGCTGGTACTGACACGCACCGACAAGGAGAAGTTGGAGGTAGATTTATCAGGGCTGGTTGTTACGTCTAAGGATACCTACGTCGCGAGTGCGGCGCTAGCCAACAATGTACTGACCCTGACTAAGAACGATGCGACCACCGTTGATGTGGACTTGTCAGGGCTTGTACCAACCATCCCGCCACAAAAGGACACCTACGTTGAGAGCGGTAGCTATGCTGCGGCGACAGGTACGCTTGAACTGATGCACAACGACCGAACCGTGGTACAAGTCGCGTTGCCCACACCGAACACATACATCACAGAGGGCGTGTTGGACGGCGGCAAGTTGAAGCTGAAACGCAATGACAATAGCGAGGTAGAGATTGATGTCTCCAAACTCGTGAACGGTCCTGACAATTATGTCAGCACAGGTAGCGTCATCAATGGTAACACTCTGCAACTGAACTTCAAGGACGGTACGCATATTGACATTGACTTGTCGTCGCTTATCACACCTGATGTGTTCGTTAAGAGCGGGCGGTTAGATGGTACTAACATCGTACTGACTATGAATAACAACAAGGAAGTGAACATCGATGTCTCCGACCTTGTGAACAGCCTGATTGATAAGGTGGCGAATTTACAGTACGCTATCAACAACCAAGCGGGAGACTACACGCTGACACAGGCTGACTACAACGGCTTTACCATCATCCGTGGTACATCCACACAGAATCAAACCATCACGCTGACTAAGCCGACAGATGACAAGATTGGTCGGGTTGTTACCATTCGCAAGGCTGCTGGCGACCTGGGTACGCTGCTGTTCCTGAAACCTGCCGCTGATGTTACGTTCTCCCCTACTGATGCCAGTCCTCTGCGCCGCGTGGGTAATACGGTTACTGCGGTCTATGTGGGCAACGGCGTGTTCGACCTGCACGGGGAGCTACCATGATAACCCCTGCTAACCTGCTGCTGATGGCGTGTGCGGAGCAGAAACGCCCCGACCGTATGTGGGTTACGCGTATCATCAACGCCGAGCAGTTTGATAACATAGCGGCAGTTAAACCTTACGCGCCTAGCGGCTTTACGCTACGCGGCATACTTCATTACTCCAACCAGACTGATGATGGAATACCTACGGCGCGGATGGCGGTAGGTGGTAAGCTGTCGCTGCGTAGTATCATGCACACGTCTACGCAGACTGATGACGGGATGCCTACGGCGCGAATGACGATGGGTGGTAAGCTGTCGTTGCGTAGTATCATGCACACGTCTACGCAGACTGATGATGGAATACCAACAGTTCAGATGGCTATCAGAACGCCTATCCTGTTACGAAGTCTATCGCGGCAAGCGTGGGGTTTCCCTGATGTGCCGCGAGACAACCCAACCGTTGCGTTCGCCGTGGACGCGTTTAAACTAACCAAAGTGCTATAAGGATTAAATCATGTTAAAACATTCTATTACAGGTGGTGTGAAAGGCGAGTTCGAGGGCGTAGTACGCCGCGCGGATGGTAGCATCAAAGAAACCATCCCCTTGCAAGAGAACCTGATTACCAAGAACGGTATGCTGGCGCTTAATAGCAAAGCGTATTTTACCAAGTCGTCGGTTAAAAAAACTGACGCCGTAAACTTCGGCTATTATTTGGCGCTCGGTACGGGGTCTGGTACGGTGGCCGAAAACGACACCGACTTGTTTGCTGTGTGGGGTACGCCGAGAATGCAAGTGGATATTACTGACACCGTGGAGAATCCTAACTCCGAACATCCAAACCACGTTGTGTCTATCCGCAAATCATTCTTTCGTATTACGAATGGCGATACCAACGGTGTTAATTTGACAGAGCTTGGTTTCGCCTCAACAACGGACGCGAATTACGCCCTGTTCACTCATGCGCTGATTAAAGACGTGAACAACGCACCAACTGCAATCACGCTGCTACCAGGCGAAATCTTAGAGTTGAACTATTACATCAAGTTCTATTGGGACATTCGTCAAACCAAGCAAGATGTGGAAGTTACCACCATTCAAGATGGTAACGAAACCAAAGAATCTTATACTGTGTTGTTCGGGGTATATAAAACGCCCAGCCCGCAGTTAGCATGGCAGGGTAGTCATATCGGCAACATCAAATACATCCACGTATTCTCGCCGAAAGAAGCGTTGGACACCAACACCGACGCATGGAGCATGGAGACGGTTACCTACCCCAAATATACCGACTTTTTAGCGAGTAAAGTTGTCGCACCCCAACATGGGGGGGACGCAGATTACCCTGAATACGACGAAGCTAACTGGAAAAAGAATAACTATCCAGCAAGGTACCATCTGAATGCTCCGAACAACGACCCCGACACACTTACGAAGCAGACAACGCAAATCAGCCTGTCTCCCTATTTCGGCGTAGCCGATAACGGCATCCGCGTTCTTGCCATCGGTATGCCTGTGCCAAGTGGTTATTATTCCAACTCAACTGCTACTGTGTACGTCGCTTTTTTCCGTAAGTCCGACGGTGCAGCGTTAATGAAAACGGCAACGCAAATTCTGTCGTTCACGCTGGATTTCTTCGTAACTCGCTGGGATGGTAACTAATCATGCTGCCTGACGACACACTCATCCAATCCGACATCCACCACTTCAAGCCGCCACGGGCGGGGTATTACAGTACGACCGAGGCGTTCTCCCAAGGCGGCGTAGCGTTGGGGGATGTTACCCAAGACTGGTTCGGTTACACATGGCGGGCCTATATCAAACCCGACGGCGTGTATCTGAACCGCACAGATACCACAGAACATAAACTGGTACTGGCTCTGCCGAACATTGAGCAGATTGATTTCTGTTTCGACCAGAACATGAATGTGGTTATCGCCTACACCGTAGCAGGTCGGCCGTACCTGTATGCGTATGCGAAGCAGGGGTATCAACAGCGAGCGCTGCCTGATGGCGCTCGCTGCCCTCGGGTCGTCCTAGACCGTGTACGCCAGTCGTTTTCTAGCCAAAGCGACATCATCGTAGGGTTCATGCGCGACGGCAACATCTACTATCTGCTGCAACGGGAGGATTATCTGAAAGAACATCTTGTTGCCTCAGACCCGACCAAGCGGAAGTCTATGTTGTGGCGTATGGGCTGGACACAGGATGGTCGGATTGGCTTCGTTTGGAGGTAAGACCATGTCAATCGTAAAAATAAACTGTGGTCTAAACGCGGGCGGCGCAACCGCCGCAGGGGTGGTAGATGTCAAGGTGGAGGGGACGCAGCTTGTTGTTACCAAGGCTGATAACTCGACACAGACGTTTACCATGCCCAAAGCTGAACCTGCCAACGTGGGCAGCTTGAAAGTTTTGAACGCCGACGGTAGTCGTACCGTGGCGATTGTTGCAACTCTTGAATAAGGAACTTAATTATGGCAACGGATTTCCGTGTAGTAACCCCCGCCGACATGGGCGATACCATTGTTCTCGGCACGAAAGTAGCGGGTAAATATGATGTAGATGTAAGCAAGCTGACTGGGCTGCCCAACGGCGTGAACTCAGCGCAGCTCGTGGATGGTTCAACTCTGCGCCTAGCTGCGGACTCAGGCAACATTGATGTGGACTTGTCCCCTGTCCTATCTAAGCTGGCAGCCGACACATTCTTGAAAGCTGTTGAGCGCGAGGATGACAAGGTTCTCTTTATCGTCGGCGAGCGTGGTAACAACCGCAACGACACCACATTCGAGATGGACATTACCGACCTGCTTCCTGTGCAAGCCGACGGTGTAACGATTGAGGGCAACGGTACTGCAACTGACAAACTCCGCTTGCGTATCTCTGCCGAAGCGAACAATGCGTTGGTACAGAAAGCCGATGGTCTATATGTGTCTAAGTCTACGTCTACCGCTCCCGCTGCGCGTGAGGTGCGCCTTGTGAACGCAACGGGTACAACGGTTCTTGGCTACCTGCATTCAACTGAGGAATAACCATGACGGACATCAAGGTCGTAACGCCTGATGATATGGGGGCGAGCATCGCCCCTGATGCGGAGGGTAAATACCAAGCCATCTCTCAGGTTGCGTTTACGGAGCGCGAAGCGACCGTAGACTTGTTGATTAACGGTATACAGTTGTTGTTCCGCGAACTGGCTAATGGCAACCGCGACATGGTGTGTACTGGGATTAAATACAATGATGTATGGTATGGCGACGCGCCTGATAATGAGCACGCGCAGAACCCTTTTACTGGCAAAGCTATCCTTGCGCCGAAACCTGTGGCCGTAAATGAGCGTAAGTTCATTGAGATTACATCGGATATGCTGCTTATGACAGACAACTACCCATCCTCCCCCAACGAAATCCCGTTTGGTAAGACTTATGCCAAACCGCCGTTGGTTATACCATTCGCGCAGTTTGCTGGACCGTACATCGGCTACATCATGTTGAACGTGTACGAGATAACCACAACAGGGTTCAAGGTACTTACTAATACCAAATACATCTCGCCGCATAATACCGACCCTCACTCCAACATCCGCCTCTATGTGGAAGTGGTAGAACAAGCGTAGCAGCATAAAGTCCCCGCATTGCGGGGGCTTCTCTTATTGTGCCATCATGTGTCGTATTCGGCTGATTACTTCATACACTTTGTAGGTGTGCCCAAGCTCGCCGTTGGGCAGCACGGTTGTGATACTTGAACCTTTGGGGATAGCTGATACCACGCGGATGGTATCAGTATCGAGCGTTACTGTACCGCCGCCTTGTAGGTTGAGTGTGATTTCCTTAGCCATGTTAGCCCCCAAAAAAGAACTGTTGTAGTGCTATTGCACCTGCGTCGTTGCTGTTCATTTGTGCAACCAACACTTTGTTCTGATACTCCGCGTCGGATGCGCCACCATGTAAAAACTCCTCAGCGCTACGGGGAGGGATGGTCTCAGGGTTGCACAACTTACGAAGTGTCCGTTGGCTATGTTCCTGCCAATGCTGCCACGGATGCTCCATACCAGCCGCTTCATAAAGCGAGCGCACGTTAGTCATATCAAACGCTGGGGCTGACGAGAGAATGAATACTGGATTTTCCCGTGCGTAGGCTATGTCCATGTGCTTGCGGACGAATGTATCAACCGCTTGGACAGCATCAAAGACACGCTTACGGTCATGCACGATTGCCATCACGTTGCGGGCTGCCTCATTTTGGTTAAGCCACCATTGGATAGTCTTGATGTCAAGTTCGCGACCTAAGTGTTGTTGTTCCTCCATGTCCAAGAGAACACTCATTAAACCATCAGACCCGACGCGTACCCTACCATCGGTATCAAGGAATAAGTGGTCCACATGAATGCCAATCTCACCAACCACGGCGTGGGCTGAGTGTAGGGATAGGGTCTCAATATCAAATTGAATTAAAGTTGCCCGTTTCATATCAAGCCTCGTATTTCTTTACGATTTCAAATGCGAACGCACCTTGCGCCGCTTCCAGTAAACATTTATACCAATACTCTGCGTTGCCCGCAGCGTCGCCTGTGTCCTGCGCCTTTTGACTGAAATCAAATTCAAGGTCGCCTGCGTTCAGATAGGCGTAGCCGCCTATGCCTTTCACACCCAACGCGCAGCCTGACTGGGTAGCGTGGAACTCGGCGTATGTACACAGCACGTTGTGGTCTCGGCACGAGCCGCGAACATGGTCTAAGGTTAGGCGCACGAACTGCCCGCCCTGTAAGACTACGCCACTATCAGCGCCTTTCCAGTTACTGCGCGAGCCTACGAGGAACACGTCGTCAAAGCCGCCACCGAGCGTGGTGGTCGCGTGCACATACTCCACATCCTCTGTTGTCAGTAGGCGTAGCACAGGTTCAGGGTTGGGTAGGAAATACGACACATTCTTGAACACCAGAGACGTTAGTGTCTTGAACGCCTTAGCATCCATGTTGATACCTATGGCGAAATTAGTGTCGCCACTACGGAGAACCACGATGGTCTTTTCTTTAACCGCATAAGGCACGTGCTTTTCTACCACCTGCTTCGCGGTCTCTTTCAACTCCTTACGCGAGATGTGCTGGTACTGCCCGCTCATCTCCATACGCTGCATCTCGGCTTCCACCGCGCCAGCGGGGGTGGTCTTAGTCTGCCAGCGAGCGGTAGCGACGGCGAAGTTATTTTTAACATAAACCCCCTGCCATCCGCAGAACTCAGGCTGATTATCTACCACGTTGCGTAGGTGTTCAGGGAACAGGTCGTTCAAGTCTGCGGTATTTAGTTGCTGCGTGGCAGCGACGTGTAAGGTATTAACCGATTTGATTTTCATGATGTACTCCTAAACGGAAGCGATGGTAAAACCCTCAGGGATATTAACCCAGTCGATGCCATACTTGACATCGCATGAGTTGTGAACCTTAGAGACGTGGTGGATGATTTGTGGTGCGGTCAGGTTGGGCGCTACTTCTACCATCGCTGTTGCGGCCAGCACCGCTTCGTCCCAGCCCTCGGCTATGAAGTTGGTATGTTCAGGACACCACACACCGCGACCGCGTGCTTCCTCAAAACAGTTGAATGTGAAAACGTGATGGTCGCCCGTGCGTAAGTCTTGCTTTACCGCGATACCACGGCAACTTAGGATGGGGTAGTCGCGGGTCATGTCCAGGTCGGCTTTCGCTCGGCGCATCATATCTTGATGGTGCGCCTCAATGCTGTCGGTCTCGCCTGCGTAGGCTACGACATAGAAATGGTTACGGGCTTCCACAGTTTTAATCTTGTGGTATTGCTCGCGGCTGCCGTTGCGTGTGCAGCCGTTGTCGGCTGCCAGCACGCCGTCTTTGTAAACGAGTAGGGTCATGTTGATACTCCTTGTTGGTTGATAGGAACTGCCCAAACTTTTTGGGGTTCGGTTGAACTTGCGTGTACGGTGTTGGCGAGCATACGTTTCATTTGCCCAGCCTTACCACCACGCTTGATGAGCTGGTGTTCAAAGTCCGCCAGCACGACTCGGCGCGACGCGCACCAAGATTTGATTAGACCGCTGTTGATATAAGCCATGCCATGTGGTACTTCCACACGGATATACACACTACGACGCGGGAGTTCTGCCCCAGTCATCGTGAAGTCATCCGTTACAGCCACGCCGATAGTGAGCGTGTGGTCTACGTTGTCAATAAAGAACTGCGACAGATAGTCTTGTTGTTCCAGCACACGGTAGCCGATGCGGGCGCGGAGTTGTGCCAGTAATCCCCCTGCGTATTCAAAAATCTTAGCAGGTTCAAACGGCAGCAGCCCAAGCTGGTCGCCTATCACAGCACCGACACATCCCGATACAAGATGGTTTACCCAGTAGCGCTCCTCGTTGGTTACGTTGTACGCCTTGACGAAGTAGGCTGAGATGTTATTCCACAGGGCTTGTGCCTGCTCGTCGTGGTTTACCATCCACTCTATCAGGCGGTAGCCCGCCACGCCCTTGATGGTATGCAGTCGTTGTGCGAGTTGTCTTGCACGGTCGGCGTCTCTCAGGTAGGTTAACTCAGGAATGGTAATCTCCGTGATACGGCGAATAGGACCATCGGCTACGTCGCGCCCTTGCGTTACCATGTCATAGAGGCTGGTGTTGGCAGTGGCGTAAAAGAACGTGCGCCATGTGTTGCGGTTGCCTCGGATGTCGTTGTCGCTGCCTTGCGCCCGCTCCTTGTCGCCAAGTCGCGTACTGTCATAGACCATGTTCACAATCTCTTCCGAGGTCATCTCTGTAACCTCGTCGCGCAGCAGGGGCAGACTGTTCAGGTAGCCTAAGTTAGTCATCAAGCCTGCAATGGTCGTACCATCTTTGGAACTGAACGTTACCGCTGAGGGGTCGCCGAATACACGCAGCGCAGTCTGACAGGTAAACGTTTTACCCCGCCCTGAGCCTGAGGAGCTGAGGCTGATAACCCCGCCCGCGTGGCTCTCCAACGCATACTTGGAACTGAACGGCGCACCGAGCGCGGTGGCTATAACGAACTGGTTGGCTACGGCGGCTGGATGCCCATACATCTCCCGAAGCAGGTTGCGCCACAGTTCCACTTGTGCATCGGCATCATCCCCCTTACTGCTGGGGCGGAACGCCTTAGCGTGTTTGCGTGCTACTTCCCTGTCGCCTAGCGGTGCAGGACGTGCGCCTGTGCGACCTATAACGGTGTCGCCGAGAACGAAGTCTTTACCATTCTCTTGCCAGCCCATCTGTGCCACCGCTGTTACCGCTGGGCGGTCGTTGATGAGCTTGGTTCTTGCACGGTTGAAAAAAGTCATAAGCTGCTTCCATTGCTCGTTGCCATCTATCGGCAACCCCGCGCCTGTGATGGCATCCTTGAATTGTTTT